TCCAATGCGATATATGTTGGAATGTTATTAAAGAAGTTAGCAACTGTCAACTTCTTGTTAACAGGGTTGCCACTTGGGTCATCAATAACGTGTAATAGATCTTCGGCGGCGATGCCTGAACCTAGATCTGCTAGTGCAGTAATTTTTTTATCTGCCATTTCTTTTCTCCTTAATTGTTAAAACCCTCAACTCAGTACAGTATTTACTGCACTATTGTCTTGCGAGGGAATGCTACTGTCGGGACTCGACTCACTTAATTGGTTTAGAAATACATCACACTGTTGGATTGCGCCTTGTAAAGCATTACCCTGTGAAGTTAACTGCACCTTCATTCTTTCTAGTTCATTCAGGCGTTCTTGAACTTTGTCTAGATCGCCCTTCAGAACATTTTTAGTTTCTTCAATGTCAATCGCACTAAGTACGTTTTTATCATTCTTTTTCATAATAACCTCATTCTATACTTTTATTTATACAACTTACGCAGATGCTGTAAGTGTACCAGAACCAGCAGGAACTGCAACACCAGAGTTAACTGTTGTACCAGTATCCTTGATTGTTCCACCAGCAAGTGCAATGTTTTGAGAAGCAATTGACAATACGTCATCTTCTGCAACACCACCGTCACCAGCAGAGTATGTCTTACGGAATACTAGTTTGTTAGTACCTGTACCAGATTGGTATGCAGCAGTGAATGTTGCATCTGTACCAGAACCAGCTTGTGAGTTAGTTACAGTAATGGTTGGTGTACCAGTTACAGTTACCTTCTCGTTGAAAGTCAATCTGATGTTGATTTGTCCACCAGCACCTTCACCAAAGGATGTTGTTGTGAATGCAGCAGCGTTGATATCAGCGCCGGCGACTGAAGTTGAAAGTCCACCGATTGAACAAATTACTTCTTCAAGTCCTTTACCATTCAATTGAACCCAACCCTTATCGGTTGCATATACGTCTTCTTTTTGAGCTGCAGTAAGCCACTTTGGTTTAGCTTCATCTGCATCTGTGTTTCCCCATAGGGCCATAGTCTTTCTCCTTAATTAAAGATTTTACTCTTCTATTTATCTAAATCCATTTCTCTTCAGCTGAGAAATAGTGTTGTTGGGGGATGTATGATGAATCCCAATACCACCAGCAGCTTCCCATTCCTTGATATTTTTGAGATAATCATCAATCAAGATATTAGGTTTGCCGTTTGATGTGGCATATTTCTTTTTATCTGCACGTTGTACAAGATGAATTCTTCCAGTAGGTTTAGCATTCTTCGCTAACCACGCCTTCTTGCCTGGCCTACTGTTTCCATCATTGTTCGAATATGCAGATAGAATGTTTGCTTTATATCTATTAATAAATTTCCACATCTTGTCTGCGCCAGGCATCCAAGGAAGAGTGTGCCAGAAATCCTTCTTTGCACGAATCTCTTCCCAACGTGTTTCTTTATCCACAGTGTCAAACTTTTTACCAGTGAGTTTTTTATACCCACCGAGCAAATCTACAATAACCATATCCATGTCACAGTAAATTTGTGGCAACTCTTCTTCTGAAATCTTTGTGAGTTCCACAAGACTTTTCATGGATTAGTCCTTTTCTTTTGGTGCGACTTCAACTTTAGACATAGGTTTGCCTGTCATTGTGGTATCACCACCTTTGATAGTCTTTTTCTTTTTGTCTTCATCATCATCTTCTTCAGTCTTAGCGTCTGCTTTCTTTGCAGAAGCTTCCCACATTGCACGAATAGCATCCACAACTGTTTCTTCTTTGACTTCCTTCTTAGTTGCCATCAACTTGTCATGGTTGTCAATTGCATACTTATCTGCATCGTCTTTGTTGTCAAATTCTTTTGCAATACTACCATCTGCATTGTATACACAGAACTTACCGTCTTTTTCTTTAACGTGATCTGTCGGATCCATTTCTTCAGATTTCATTGACTTAGAAATTGCTTTACGTCTTTTGTGCAAAAACTTATCAGAGTCATCAACATCACCATCGTTGTTGATATCTTTATCTTTACGGTCAGCAAACTTCTTTTTAACCGCTTTAGGTTGAACTGCGTCCAAACCTTCACCGTCATCAGACTTGTCGTTCTTGTTTGTTTCTGTTTTCAGAACTTCTTCAACGTCATACTGTTTGCCGCCGATAGTAAAGGTTTTCTCACCCTTTTCTTTTGCCATCTTTGCAGCATGGATGTAGTTATTCTCATCCTTTTCGTTTTTGGGTTTCTCACCCTTTTCTTTTTTAGAGATAGCGATTGCAGCTTGTTGAGCAGGGGAAACTGCTTCTAGTACTGCACTTTCAAGACTACCCTTTTTAGTATCAAAGTACTTTGGCATTTTATTTCTCCTGTGCGTTTATTTTATTAATTGTTTCTTGTGCTTTTGCAATTTGCAACTGCAACTGAGCGATACGAGTTTTCTTCTTGTCATCACGCCCCTGTTCTACCTCTTTAGCAGAATCTGGTTTCTTCGGTTCTTCTTGTTCTGGTAATGGTTGAGAAGGCCATTGAACTGGTTGTTTTGTTTCTTCTTTGATATCTACAGGCGATACTGCCATATCTCCGAAAGCCATTGTAACCTTTCCATCTCTTTTATACAAATATCTTTTAGCACTTGTAGGACTATCTTTTCTTGCCATAGTAATCTTTTCTACTGTACCTTTACGAACCATATTCTTAGACTTGACAATATACTCAATAAAATCTTTACCCTTCTCTAGTGTGGAGTCGTGTTTGATTTTAACAGTAGAACCTTTCTTCAGTTTATCAAAAACACGAAGTAACTTAGGGTCGTTCATCTTCATACCTTCAATCAAAGCGTCTGTGATTTCTACTTCCATTTCTTCTTTGTACATATTAAGTTCATATCTCTTATTGTCAAGATTTGCAACTTGAATTTGTACACCTTTGGACTTGCCCTTCTTGTCTTTACCCATCAAACGATATTTGTTTGTTTTCCCTGACGATGGTTTACGAGGGCCCAATGCAACTTTATCATCTATTTCATCTGAGTCGATTTCAATTCCAAGTTTCTTTTTTGCGTAATCATATGCATGTTGCATTGCAGAAGAAAATGTCTTGTGATATATGTCATACTTCTCATCAAGAAGTTCAACCTCTTCACCCATTCTAAGTTGTTTTGAGACCATCTTAGTAGTGTTCAACATATCACGATATGACTTAGAAATCATAGCGACAAACTTTTCTTTGTCTCGTGGTTTACGAATCATGTCGTATGCTTTTAGTAAAGTATCAACAATCTTAGAATCAACTTTTTGTTTCTTACCGTCTTGGAATTCTAAAGAAAAGTTACCTCGTGTATCCATTGCCTTACGCAACTGTGTAACCATGTTTTTACCAGCAGACGCTTGGTCTGCGGCGTTTGCTTTTGGTTCATCAATATCAGCAGGATCAACACCACGTTTACCCATCGCCCTCATTGCATCACGTTTTGCCTTAGAAGATTCGTCAATTGATTCTTGACAATGTTCTTCATTGCAAGACACACATGGTGATTCTCCACAATCACATCCACACTCAGTTTCTTCATTCTGTCTTTTAAGAACTGCGGCGACTTGTTTGTGATTAGACAAACCCTTCTTAATTTTTTCGATAGCTTTCACAGCACCACTATAGTTGCCACCAGCGTATCTTTTGTCAGATGCAATACCTATTGCCATCTTGATTTCTTTAGGTGAATACCCTTCACGAACTTCGGAAAGAGCTTCCATCATTGTTTTTCCGTATCTTGTCATTTTACTTTTCCCAAATTTGTATTTGTAAAGAGTCATCACCCTTAATAATTCGATGATACTCCATTGCGTTAATATTGTAGAGTTCGCCCTTAACCAACTCCACTGGAAGTTCATTGTCCATTTGAAGTTGCCAACCGACACCCTCTAGGATTTTAATCTCCCTATCATTCTTATCACGATGCCAGACTAGTTCCTCTTCATCTACATGTTCTGAAAAGGTTCTAAGTTTGTATCCTTTCTCTAGTATGTCCTCATAAGGATTTACCAAAAGAAATTACCCCCACCACTCAATCCAAGTTGTTTTGCATATCTTGGCAAATTACATGCCCAATATCCTGCCTTGGTTTTGTCTTTCTTGTTTGCACAATCATGTCTTGCAGCAAACGATTTTCTTGCCTCTTTGTCATTCAACTTAACCTTCAGTCCAGTTGTATCTCCCCAAGAGACTTTCTTAATATTTCCTGTTGATGGGTCTTTAACATACACATAGTATTTCTTAGGCCCACCCGCTTTAGGTTTATTTAGTTCAACATCCTTACCTTGATACTCAGATTCCATCATTGGACAATCTAGTGGTACGTTCTCTCCCTCATAGACTGCATACTTACCAATGTCACCTTCCATCAAATCTCTGTTGAACCCTGTAGGATTAAACTTACCAGCCCTATACTCTTCTCTTTTCTCTTGAAAATATTCATAGTACTTCTCAGAACCCACACGATATATGTTTGATTCTATTAGACTAGCAGTCTTACATTCTTGACAACAATCTTCTGTGCCACAATGTGCATGTTCTTTGAATGAAATGATAGGTTGTGAAGGAGTCATTTGATTACTTTCTTTAACTTCAGTTTCTTCTTTCTGTCCCTTTGCTTGTTTCCACAAGTCTGCATCACCAGTAGTTCTAGTTTTACCGCCAGTAATAAAAGAGTTTACCCTTGCAAAAGCCCATTGTTGTGGAGTTGTGCCAGGGCGGTGTCCTGTCTTCCATGCCGCCATACCTCTGTCGTAAACTTTCTTCAGAATACCATAAGAGATACCAGACTTCTCAGACTTTTTAACAAGTCCTTCAATCTTTTCATCCAATTGAAATTCTTCTTTAGGAACACAGTTCGGCACCATTTTACCGCCCTTCTTCTTCATTCCCTGTTGTGTATGAGTGTCCCAACATGGGTCATCCTCACCAAACATTTGTTTGAATTTCTTTGTGTACTTGGATGGTTTAGTCTCTGCACCCTTATCGCCAGGCGCAGGCCCATCCTTTGCTTTTGCAAAATGTGCTGCACGTTTCTTTTTAGTAGATACTGACATCTCATCACCATCAGCATCTTTTGCATAATACTTTGCTGGTTCAGTACCTTTTCTATCTTTAATATCTTTATCTTGTTTTACTTCGTACAACCACTTCTTATGTACTGTTCCATCTTGTTCTGAGAACACGATATAGTTAGTTCCTCTACGAACAACCTTACCAGATACGCCAGTGTAGTTATCTTCTACAATGTCACCAATTGCATAGATTGTACCTTCAATGTACATATCACGAATTACATCTTCTTCTGTCTGTTCTACTTGGTGTACAATAAAAGACTCACGAATACCCATGTGTTTACGAACATCTTTGAATAGAGACATTCCTTGTTTGAAGTTTGATGGAAGTCCAGATTCAAAACCAGTTTTCTTAATCTTTCCTCTTTCGTCATATTCATTTTTATATCTATTTTCAGATGCCGCTGCTCTCATCTTAGATGCAGACATTCCAGTAACACCTTCTGCATCTGGGTCTCTTTCGCCAGCAGATACAACCTCAATATTGTCAAACCCATAATAACCGTGTCTACCTTCAACACCATTATACTTGTTCAACAATGTATCAAACTCTGTTACACGATCAGAACCAACAACCATTACAATTGATTTGTGTCCTTTGTTGTGTAGTGATACTGCGATTTCAAATACTTGTCTTGCTTTATCAACAACAATGTTCCTTGCATGTTTTGGGAACATCTTCTTCATGTAAGCAACTTTCTTACTGTAAGGAAGAGGGTCTTTCTTTGGGTTTTCTGAGTGTGATGCAAACACATAATATGGAGCGCCAGGATTTTTCTTTGCCTGTTTCTCTACTGCTTCTAATAGTTTTTCATGTCCTGTAGTTGGTGGATTGAATCTACCAAAAGTAAAAACGCATGTGTCACCACGAGCTTCTCTGATATCCTTGAAACTTTTCATTATTCTGTACCCGATCCTCTTGCCTTTTTTAGTCTTTCTAATTCTGCCTTACGAAGTTTAACCATCAACTTCTTTGCAATCTTTTTAACTGCAGCGCCCTTAGTTTTCATAATTCTATTATCTAGTGTCTGTCTTTGCATCAAAGACAGATTTGCATATTCGTTTGGTTCTAGTCCAGCAAACTTCTTAATAATAATCTGTTTTGCTTGTTTATTTGCACGTTGTTTAATCTTACCATCTGGTGCTAATTTCTTTTTGTTCCTTGCAACCTTTGCCTTGAATGCAGAAGATTTAGCAAGTTTCTTCATTCGTAATCCCATTTTGCGTCTGGTGGCAACTGACAAAGCTTTACGTTCAGTCAAGTCAGATATGAGATCATTCCATTCAATCATTTGTCCCACGCCTTAATTGCAGTAAAGTTATTAAAACTAAATTCCATACGGTCTACTAGTTTCACTGCATCTCCTGATACTCTATCAATTGCAACATAACCCTCTGGGTTAGTTACTTTAAAACCATTTGATGTTTTAATGAACGTATCCGTTAATCCCTTAACACTATTTAGTTTCTTCACAACTCCCATCTTTGCATCAACCAAGTGTCCTTGGAAGGCTATGATGTTCTCTAAATTCTTTGTGTGTTTCTTTACTTCACGAAGATATTCAGTTTGAAGATTGGTATACTTCTCTTTACCTTTATCACTCTTAACTTTATCTATTTGTTTTTGAATTGCATCGAATACCCACTTCTCGTATCCTTTTGCATGTCCTCTAGGGTCAGTAATCTTCTGTCCCTCACGAACTTTACTATTATTGTATGTTTTTAATTGAGCACCAGCAAGTGTTCCTGTAAATACATCCTGTAGTTTTAAGAACTTATTTAGTAGTGGGGCATTAATTTTCTTGAATGTAGAACCAGCAAGTGATAAAGATTTTGTAACCTTTTCAGTTTCAGATGCAGTCATTGTAGCCTTACCAGATACGTCCTTGTAAGTTGCATCGTCCATCCAAACTGATGAGGGTTTGGTAAGCCCCTTAATATTTGCACCGAATTTTGCTTTCATTCCTTGCAAATCACTACCAGAATATGTTGTGTGCCATACCACACCAATCTTTGATGACTTGATTGTTTTACCCAAGTCAGAGTTTACATCTACTGCATATACGATTGTGTTTGGTTGGAAAGTGTAGTACTTAGTACCGTCTATAGTTGTTGTGTCAACATCATCAGATGTATACATCAAGTCGCCCTGTAGAACGTCTTTGATACCTAACTTAGAAAACTCTGAAAGTGCGACTTTAAACTTACTGTTCAATGAACCAGATAGTCCATCTGCATCAATCTCTGCGGCAGTCTTATAAAGTTTTGGTGTTGCATTGAATACTGACTTTTTTGCAACAAAGAATTTGCCGTCAGCAGGGTCGATACCAGCAAAGATTGCAGGCGCACCATCCCACTTGACAGTCATATTTACAGATGAACGAGATGCACCAGCTAACATGTCCCTTAGTGAGCGAACAAAGTTAATTGCTGCTCTACCGCCAGGCACTCCGAAATTCAAGATTTCGTCTTCGATATGTTCTAAGTGTAGGTTCTTCCCACCTTTATCCTCAGCGAGATACCCAGAAAAATTTAGCATGTAGCACCGTTTCCATTCATACAAAGTTATTACTATTCTATTTATAACGAAACGTACTTAGAACTTTACATCATCGAACCTATCATACTTGGCATTTTGTCCTTTATCAAAGGCTGGAGTGTCATCCTGTCCACTATCAATGATATCTTCTTGCGCTTCTTGTTCACAATCATACAGTTTCATTTTACTTCTGTCAATACCTACGACAAATCTTTTGTTTGTACCCAAGTCATTATAACGATTCTTCAACTGTTTTACCATCAGTTGATTTAGACTTTCCAACTCTTCAGTAGAGATTAGTGCAAACATCAAGTCAGCAGTAGCAGGTAAACCAAATGATTCGGAAGTATCTTCTAGTCCGACATCAGAGTTTGCAAAACCACCACGAGTAGTTTGTGTAGCAGACATGATTGGTAGATTTGTTTCTACAGCAAGTCCACGAAGTTCTTCTGCAATCGCCTTGATATAGAAATAAGAACCAACACTTGCATTGCCTTTAAATCGTGATGAACTACAGATGTTCAGATAGTCGATAAAGATAATGTCTGGTGTAAATGATTTCTTTAATGCAAGTTCTTTAATTAAACTACGGAAGTGTCCACTATGGGCAGATGCAGTTGGGTATTCTTTAATAACAAGTTTACCATTAGTCTTCTCATTAATCTTTGCAACTCTATCAGTAAACATTTTCTTTGGTAGATTATGTAAGTCTTCCATAGAAACATTCATCAAGTTTGCATCAATACGTTCTGCAATACGTTCTTCTGCCATCTCCATAGTAATGTATAGAACATTCTTACCTTGCATCAAAGTAGATGCAGCCATGTGACACATAAACAACGATTTACCTACACCAGTACCAGCAAGTGCAATATTCAAAGTTTTCTGTGGAAGTCCACCTTTAGTAATCTTGTTGAAGTATTCTAAATCAAATTCAAGTTTCTCTTCTTTCTTGTGATAAAACTCAAATCGTTCATCTGCGTCTTCAATATAATCGTGTCCGATATGTTGATCAAAACCAACAGCAAGTGCTTCAGATAAAATAGATGGAATTGCTTCTTGGGTATGTTGTTTGTCTTTACCCTCAATAATCTGAATACCAGATAAGATTGCATTATAGACTGCTTTGTCTTTGCAGAACTTCTCAGTAGTATTTACCAACCACTGCATATCAACTTCTGCTTCATTCAGAGATTCAATAACCTCAACCACTTTCTGGAATTCAGTACCGTTTAAGTCTTTTCTATTATCAAGTTCAATAGACAAAGTTTCCTTTGTAGCCATTGACTGATACTTATCCATGAAATTATAAATCTCTTCGAAAAGAATACGGTCAGTCTTCTCTTGAAAGTATTCACTCTTAATGAATGGTAATACCCTACGGGCATAAGTCTCATTAAAAATGAGGTTACTGAATATTGTCTTTTCTATCGTCATCGCTTGCATCTGTAAAGTGGCCCTCATCTATATTTTGTTCAATTAAATGTGTTAGAATATCTCCAATGAGATTAAAGAAATCATCATTGAAACATTCTTTACCTAGTCCATTAGAGTCTAACATAGTCCACTCAAATTGTAAAGAGGCGGTATCATTTTTTTCGTCTTCTTTTATATCAACCTTTCCATATTCATATACAACCCCTTGCCACATACCAGCCTTTTCTGTAAGTCCGATACCTGTCCATGTTTTGGATTCGTTTTCAACAAATGTGTAATACTCACTCATATCAGACATAATGTAGATAACTCCCTATAATATATTTTGGTTCATCAATTGGTTTCCGCCCTGCATGTAAGTGTGTCCACATGGGCGGGAACATTGTCATTCTGCCTGTCTTTGGTTGAACTGAAATGTCAAACTGTGGAAAATCTGTGTGTCCACCTTTATTATCATTTAAATATAAGAAGAACACCAAGAACCTTGGCGCACTATCAATACTTCCCACATCAACGTGATTATTAAACTCATCTATATCATTGGGCAAATATCTTTTCATTCTAAAATTTTCAAATGCAAATTTTGGTGGAAACATTCTATCTGTAATATTACAGTCATTCATATACTTACTAATGTAATTGAAGAAAGTCTCTTGAAGTGTTTCTTCAAAAGGTTTCCACTGTTCGTGAAGCTGTAATGTAACTTGTTTGAAGGAACGATGACCATCAAGAACGACTTCCTCATGGTGTTGAGGAAACCGTTCAAACATGGCAATGAGTTGTTTTGATAACGACTCAGAGATTACGTTCTCATACGTCTGTATTAAGTTCTTCATCTTCTGGTAATCCTTCAACTTCTTCTTCAACATCTGCCAGTTTTGTTCCATACTTGAATTCTTTAGCAGCGGCAACATCTAATTGTTGCATCACCTCTTCAGTAAAGTATTTCTCTGGGTTGTTATTGATAGTTTTACCAAATGTTTTTGTACCATCAGGCAACTCAATACGAGTTGATACTGACTTAAAGATACCATACTTGATTGCAAGTTCCAATAGTCCATAATACTTATCTAGCCCACGTTCATACATCAATCGTACATCAACCATCTTGTTTTCAATAGTCAAACGAGACTTTGCATTCTTACAGTGAATGATGTTACCAACAACTTCAGTTCCATCCTTTTCCTTCTTCTTAGAAAGATACACGATAGATGATGCCGCATACTTCAGTCCAGAACCACCACCCATTTCTTTGGTAGGGAACATAGAACCAACTACATCATATGTGTGATTAGTAACAATCATAGGTACTTTTGCTTTACCTAGTTTCAGTGTTAGTACACGAAATGTTGCCTTAACAATCTGAGCCCTTGTCATATCTTTAGTCTCTTTGCCTTCAGCAGTGTCTTCTACTTCTTTCGTTGTAGATAACATACCAAGTGAATCAAGACATAACATCATAGGAGCACGTTGTCCTTCTGGTGTTTCCAAATACTTGTCTAGAACTTTCAGTGATTGTGTTCTAAATTCTTGTACTGTAGTCACAGGCAAGATAACCATACGAGAAGGGTCAATACCCCTGTCGATAACCATCTGTTTAGTAATAGCAGATTCAGACTCAAAATACAACACACCAGCTTCTGGGTTTGCATCAAGGAATGACTTAACCATGCCCATAATAAAGAACGTCTTACCAGTTGCACTTTCGCCTGCAATAGCAGTAATCTTGTTGGATGCAAGTCCACCGTAGATACTACCAGACAAAAGAGCATTGAAGATATAAGAACCAGTATCAATAAACGAATCTACATCACCAGCCTCAACTCCATCACTTACAAGTGCAGCGTATTCATTGCCCGCTGTCTTGGCAATATCTTTAAAAAAATCCAATTACAAATCTCCTTCTTCTCTGTTTTCAGAACGAAACGAATCAAACCCATCGGGATATCGGGCCTCAAGTTTGTCTGTGTTCATATATATGATTTCCTCTATATTAGTATCAAGAGCAATACAAGCTTGACTCATGTACCAGAGAATATCTCCAAGTTCACGTTTGGCGTGCCATACAGCATGCTCATCCATAGGTTTTCCTTGGAATAAACACTTCTTCACAATCTCAGTGAATTCACCACTTTCTGCACTCAATCCCATTGCAGCAGTAATAAGACGTTCTGGGGGAACACCAAAATCATCAATAACATCCAAAGCATCCCCAAACGCATCTGGGTCTTTAGATTCTTCACTAGTAACTTCATCAACAAAACGCTGGTAATCCAGCAATAAGTCTTCGCTACGCATAACGCACTCCTTCATAAATTTTCATCTTGTATATAATAACAAATTATTAAGCGTTTGTCAAGAGAGAATTACACCTTTTTGTGGAACTTGTATTCCACTAGTCTGTGTTTGCCATCCTGTAGCAATCTCTTTCATGGTAGGTAGTACGAAAGCAACACAAGTCTTATTGAACTGCAAAGTTCCATCAACCTTTTCGCCTGTCATACAGACACCATCGACAAGAGCTACACCCTTTTCATTTACTTGTACCAAACGTGGACGTTCAATAGTATAGGACATCATATCATCTACAATGTATTTACCAATTACTTCTGCACCGTTTGTTAGCACAAGTGTTACAATATCATTTTCTTTCATTTCATTTTCCTTTGTTAGTCTTCCCAACGGTATGTTGGGTAAGAACTGTTCACATCAAATATGTTTGGATGATTCATAAGAGCACGCCGATATGGTGTCCACTTAATTCCTCTACCCCAACACAACCAATCCATCAAATCTTTTTTACCAACTTCTTTGTTAGTTTTTATAAATTCAACAATCTCTTTAAACTTCTCACTATCTCCCATCACCTTCTGTTTCGATAACAAGTCGTTCATGTATCCGTTCATCTCTATCATCTTATCTTTGTATACAAGATTATTACGAATGTGTTCCAAGGCATATTCTGCCTCTTCATTTCTAAATGGAAGGTCATCTAGATATGTATTCATCATCATTAGTGCGTCATTATCATCACTGAAGAATGAAGCCTTATCATGCAGTTCATGGTAGTATCCAGCATCGTACATGATATAAGGAACGCCGTTCATCATACCATCTGTCGTGCTAACACTCCAACCACCGTACTTTTGTTTTGGAGAGAATCCCATATAGCACTTTCTAAGTTCTTTATAGTATCCCTGTTTATCAAACTTTGTTGTCACAACATAATCACGATTAGGTTTATCTAAGAGAGGTATCCAAACTTTGAAGTCCTGTCGTATTTCCCACAACTTATCAGTCAGGGCGATAAATTCTTTGAAGTGTTTGTATGTATCAGGTCTGTGATTAAATACAATAATCTTTTCTGGGTTCTCATTTATACCGTCAACAATATCTTCTTCTTTAACACCTAAGTGTTGAACAGTCAATATATCATCTAATTTGATAATAGTTTTAGTGTTGAATGTTTCTGTTGCTTGTTCAATCACCAAGTCCTTTTGTGCCTGTGTATTGATATAGCATCTATCATACTCTAATAGCCCAGTCATGTTTTGTAGGAAACTATCTTTAGGCCATGCAACAACATCTTTTAGGTCGAACCAATGAGAATATCCCATCACTGGAGGCATATGGTGTGTTACATTATAGAGTGTATTAGTAAGTTGGTGTGTATGTTCAGGCAAGTGTGACATAACAATATCAAAATCTAGACTATTGTTAAGCATCTTTCGTACTACATCTACACGGAAATTCGAGCGCATGGTTTGAGGATAAGTTTCGAAGTCCATGTACCACTGCGTCACATTATCAAATTGTAATGATGGAACTTCAAAAGGTAGAATCATATAGTGCCACAAGTCATCACGAATTTCATTCAGAAGTTTAATCTGATTCTTGACAACTTGAATATAACTATCTTTTTCAATATCCTTCTGGAAAGTAATGTTAGGATACCAGAGTACCCTAACAGTCTTTTGAAGTTTTTGTTCTTGCCCTATCTCAAAGAGATTCATGCGGCATCCTTTACTGAAATATCATCCATCCACATATCCATCTCAACGAATTCAACGTCAAGGTTGAAGTTGTTACAGATGTTCAACCAAAGAGGTTGGATTTGTGTTTTCCACAATTTTGATTGCGCCACTGTTGGGTGGTGAATAACAACTACACATTTTGTAGTTTCAGTAGCATACATAGTTTCAAGAACACGTTCCAAACGCAAAGCACCAGATGAAAAGTACATTGAAGACTGTCCAATATCTGGGCGGTTATACGAAGCAACTTTCGCATCCAAGATAGTTGAATGTGGTTTTGCTTTGTAGTTGATAAACAATCGTCCAGCAGTGCGATGTTCTGCCTCCTGTTCAAGAATTTGGTTTGCTTTGTTCAAGATAGTTTTTATCTGTGCTTTTGTAAACCCAAACTCTTTTAGTGCAGTAACATTTGACTGTGCATTGAAAGGAACTTTTTTCGCTGACATATCAAGAACGTATTTGATACCATCTGATTCTGAGATTTCTTTTTTGATAATATCTGCTTTTTTGTTACGCAAGTTACCAATGAAACGCAACTCCTCATCTGTAAGTTCAGAATGGACAGCATATGGAATACGCATCACTGGAATATCTACAGCGTGTTTTGACTGTGCAGCACCCAAGACTGTATGGTTTCCATCACCACGCAAATCTTCTCCATTTGCGCCACGTCCTTCCCATACAAGAACAGGGTTACAAGCATCAGTGTTGCCTCGTGCATCATCAATTTTCTGTTTGATAGTGCGTTGCAGTTCTGGGTCATGTTGGAAGCGAACCTGTAGTGCCGACATCTCTGCATGAATTTGAATATCTTCGACTGTTACAGGAAAGACACCATCATCAATCTGCTGGTTAATAAACACACAGTTTTCGATATCTGGTTCTGCGAATTGTGGAAATCCATTCGACAAGTTATAGAACATTGGGTTTTTACGAGCATTTGCTTTTTTGAGAATGCGATGTTCAGCATTCTGCATCTCCATATAATCTCCATATGAAGTAACTTCAAATTTCAGTTTTGATTTTGAGTTAGCGAATACTTTTTGAAACTCTTCGTTTGTTGAAGAGTGGTTGTAGGGGTCATCCACAGAACCTTTGTGAATTCCTACATACGATTTTCCATCAGACAAGTTTGTGTACTGATAGAGATACGCCTCATATGAGGCAGGGGGGGTTGCAATATTTTGCTCTACGATATTTGATGACATAATGTCACTCCTTTTGTTAGAACACTAGTTTCCATGAACGTACAAGTCACATGAACAACACTAGGTTCGGTTTAATGTAAACACCACCTCGGCATTTACTATTATAATATACCCTAATATAAGGCATATGTCAAGTACTTTTTATAACTTTTCTTAAATTAGTTGAAGAAAAAGAATGTTGTCTACTAGTATAAAATACTTCTATGGGCAGGTCGCTACCAGTAAATTCCCTGTCTCTATAATCTTCTCCAATAAATCTAATATCAATCTCTTGTGATTGTAGCAAGTCTACTAGACTTTGTTCTGTATCATATGGAATAATCTCATCCACATACTTTACGCCCGACAATTGAACGTATCTTTCATATACTGATTGTGCTGGTTTATTCTTGTCTTGTCTGTCAATAGAAGGGTCAGTCTGTAATCCTACAACTAACTTATCACAGTTATTTCTAGCTTCCTTAAGCATAACAACATGTCCAGCATGTAGTAAGTCAAAAGCGCCGCAAGTAAATCCAATCATCGTATAATATCAATCTTATCCATAGTATCTTGATTCCAGACTTCTAGTTCTGTACGAACCTTATTCTCTGCAATCATCTTATTATAGCGCTTGGTAGCAAGCTTCTTCCACCATGCAATCACACCTTCAAGTTCAAATCTATCATAGTTTTCTGCTTTTGTCAAGACATCTGTTCTACCTAATAAAACATCTTTTGCATTAGAGTATCCATACTCACCCATGTAGAATCTTTTCTGTGTGGTAACATCACCAGCCTTTGCAATCTCTTTAGAGAACAACTCATATGCTTTTGTATCGTGTTCCTTTAGACTTGCTTTGATAACACCAACCATCTTAGTTTGCATTTTCAGTTTACGAGATGATGCACCTTTATGTATCAAGTCTTCGCCATCATTCTTTTCTGTAAACCAATCACGCATCTCAAAGTAGATTTCTTCTCCAAGTGTCAATAGAAACTTAGATTGGGTGTCGCCCTTGTAACGTAAGAATGGACGCATACCATCATACATAGAAGAACCTTTGATATTACCGTAGAGTGATGTTGTCTCAAACAAACAAAACTCTGTATCATACTTTTCATTTAACATTCTACGAACTGCATGAGAGTTGCAGATTGCAGCCATCAGTTTACCACCAAGATAATTATATCCAAATGGTTGTACAGGCACAATATTAAAACCCATGATAGCACGTTTGTTGAAGATAGGTAAATCTGGAACACCACCCAAGTAATCGTTACGAGGTTTAGAGTTGATTAGTGGAGAACCTAGTTTAATAAACCCAACCACAGTATTTGTAGTTGTTTCCTTAACAACTAGTTTCATCTCTTTGCCAGGCGCATTATCAGGCGAGAACGATGCAACCTTTTCTAACATAGTGTCGAAAGTTTTAGATGGGACTTGTACAATAGCAAAGTTCATATCCTCTGGATGCATACTGTAGTCTTGGAACATATCATCTTCCAATCCAAATCCTGGCAGTGCAGTAGGAATATTCTTTACACGTTCAATCTTACGAGCACGAAAATAATCATCAATGCGCCCAAAGTCTTTGAAATAAGTCATCAACTTTGTTGCGGCAAATATTGCATCATCTCGTTCTAGTATCATCCAAAAAAGTCCTCAAGTGTTGTTTGTGTCCCATATGAACGGTCAATGTTCCATCCAATCTGGTTCATAATAAATGTCAATGGTTCTACAAACGCTTTCTCATACTGTAGATCATAGTCGATATAGCGATGAATGTCAAGTTCTTTTGGTAATTTAGTTATAAAAGAAATCACGTTAGATGACATTGTGTTTGGTGTACGCATGTGAATAAACTTAATCTTCTCACCCTCTTGAATAAGAGGATACTTGTTTGTAAGTTTTTTCTGTTTGCAGAAGTGGTTGTATAATAACGCACCACGGCAATGCATAGGAACACCTTTCAAGAATATACTTGAACTACTACTCCACTTTGCAAGTCCATTAACAGAACGAGGAAACGCAATCTCTTCTGGAGGCAACTGCATAAACTCTTTACGAAAGTCTTGGATAAAGTTATTCACATCTTTCTCATTTCCAGACATGATAATCTTTAGACATTCCTTAATCTTGTCACGACATGGGGCAGGAGTAGAAGACTTGACTGCCTCAATACCCATAATCTTCAGAGAGGGTTCGTGATAACGTACACCCTCAACATCCCATGCATTTAGAATGTATCTTTTCTTCGCAGTCCAGATGCCTTTGTCAGCGATAACCTCACGTTTCATTTGCATCTTCTGGTCGAATGCATTTACATAAGTAGCAAGATCTTGATAACTCTTATCAATAAAAGGTTCGATTTTCTCTTGAGCAATTCTATCAAGGAAATCCACCGCCCTCCCACGATACGCACTCTCCGACTCATCTGTTCTCTTCGGTAGCACTTTATTAATAAGCTCGTCAAACCTAATGTATACTGAATCCGTATCCGATGCAATAACATAATCAACTCCTTCACTCTTTAATAGTTTATTTAAGTAACCATTCAGTGCTTGTTCAATCCACCGAATAGATAATTGTCCAGAAGTAGTAATACCTTCTGCAATACGCAAGTCATAGTATCTGAACCATTCATTACCAATCGCACCATAAGCAGAGTTCAAGGAAATCTTTCGTGCCATCTGGATGTTTTGATAACGAGATACATCGTTGAGATACTTTGGATCTTTTGTATCTTCATATTGTTGTTTTGCAGTCAACATCTTTTTCTTGTAGATAGTACGATCATTGTACATCTCTTGCATCATCTCAGGCAAGAATCCCTGTTGTTTGGTTCTGAACAAAGCACCGTTTGGTGTACAAGTGACAGATGCTGGTTTCAGTGGAGATAAGTCATGTTGTTTTTGCAACAACTCATCAACAGATTTGTCAGAATCAAATCCCATAGTTTTGGGAAGAAGTGTTTCTGGGGAAATGTTGTATTGCATAATCAAGTGTGGATACAGAGAGTTCAAGTCAAAAGACAGAACCCATTTGTGTTCTCCCACTTGTGGATCTTTTACATATGCACCAATGTACTTCTCGCCCTTAGACTCGTTACTACGTTTCTGGGGGATAACGATTTTACGTTTGAGTAAGTGATTGTAAATTAGTACGTCCCAATACTTCACGGATGTGAATGCATCAGACATATTGACTTTCGCCTCATACGTCATAGTAAGAAGCAGGTCAATCAGTTTCATCTTGTCATCTAGTCTATCGACTAGTTCAACGTCCATGATGTTGTAGTCAATGAATGACTGATAATCTTTAGTATACCAATCACGAAATGTTTCGTATGGATTCTCATCTTTACGTTGTCCAAGTTCTACATGAGCGATATGGTCAAGACGATATGATTCTTGGTTTGAGTATGTAAACTTCTTATACAGTTGTAAGTAGTCAAGATTGTTAACGCCCAAGATTTCATAGATTTGATCCTTGCGTCCAAATCCACTATTCACCATGCGAGAACTAACAACACCCCAAGGCGATAGACGTTTCATTGCGTCTTCACCCATCTGGGAGTTAATACGGTTACAGATGTAAGGCAAATCAAAGAATTCAGTATTCCAACCAGTAATGATATCTGGGTGGTCAGATTCCCACCAGTTTAGAAACCGAGCAAGAAGTTCACGTTCTGTAGGACAGTGAATGTATTCTACATCATCCCGACTTGTTTCATAGGGTTGCATACCCCAAACAATAAACGTACCCTTGTTATGATCTTTGATAGTGATAGACAGCATTGGTTCTGCTGCTTGGTCTGCATTAGGGAAACCATTCTCACATTCTACCTCAATATCAATAGTAACAATCTTGAGTTGTTTGGAATCAAACTCAATTTGTTTTGGATACGTTTCAGATAGGTATGAGTATGGAAACTGATTCATCCCATACACAAGATGAGGTTGAGACTGATACTGTTCGATAAACGCTTTCGCTTCCTTAATAGAAAGAAACTTCATTGGATTGACGTTTTTGTCATCCAATGTTTTCCAACCAGTTTCTTTCTGAACAGGCACGAAAAGAGTGGGTTCGTACTTTACTTTAAAGTTAGAACGAACACCATTCTTTACGGCACGAACAAGTAGTTGGTTGCCCCATTGAGCAACATGTGTATAGAAATTCAAAACATTTTTCCTTATCAATTAGATTCATTATACAAGATTTAAGGTAGAATGTCAAGAGAAAAGCGGCATTTGATCCTCAGGCGATTCTGGGAAATACTTATCAACCATGTCGATAACGTCTTGCCATTTTGCCATTTCCATAAGTTCGTGTTCTACCGCTTGAGAGATATCTGAGTGTTCCCCGATACCAGCAGGATTTTTCATGTAAACCATGATGTTTACTTGATGCATTGCAATCTGAGCCTGTGCATGTTGCTTTACAGCATTCAGAATATCATTATTCATTTTCTCGCCTTTCATTTTATAGTTCTCGTTTTTTACCGATATTGTATTTAGTTTCCAAATCCCACTCGTTCTTTTCCTTAAAGGAAATTACTTTGATTTGGGATAAAGGAGCTTTCGGTTCAGTATCACCGATTATTTCAACTAACCCCCAATCACTCAAAAGAACTGATATTGAGTTCCTACGAGATATATCATTCTCAGTTATGTTTGTATCCTTACCATCAAGGGCAAACAGTTCCTTAAAATGCACAATGTAATACCTACCTTGTTTATGTAGGATATGACATGATTGGTATAGTTTTCTCTCTTTACGAGATGCGACTCCTATTCTTGATAGTGTCTCACGAACCTTTAAGAAGTCATCAGGTTCTTTTAGTTTTACTTCTAGCATCCTATCTGGTTGCCATTCAATTTCTTCCATTTCTTCCACCTTTATTCAAACTATCTTTGATAGTCTTTATCTGTTCATTATTAAGTACCGAAAGAGCAACCTTTGCCTTTTCATTACTATAGCCATAATACTCTTTTACATACTCTAAATCTTCTAACTTTTCTGCCTTTACCCAAGGCGCAAATCGTTTCTTAGACCTAATAGTATTTAGTAAAAAATCATATTGAAGCTTTGCGTCAAGGTGGTGACGCATGTTAAGCTCATTAACGAACATGATGGTGTCATTGAATGCACCCAAACACCTGTTTACAACATATGATGGATACTTCTTCTCCCACATAGGGTCATCTGAATTCATCAGATTTTCCTTAGTGTGATTAATTGAGTTAAGATAGTGCTTTAATTCATAACTCATTTGAACTGCACCTGTGACATAATCTCAAGCATAAACGCTTGCATGTTTATCTCTTGATCTGCAACAAATGCTGATTTGTATTGATAGTCAGCAACCGCCATAACCATGTGTGGTATTGTTTGTGGTTGAACACTATCGTACAATGTATCATAAATTTTACGATACAGTTGTGAAGGGTCGTTGTCTAGATTGTTTGCAACCCAAGAACGAATAGACTTGAAGTCTTTTGCCTTGAGATGTGTAGTCAACTCCTTCATATTTGATTCTGAGATATTGACAAGTATTCCAGTGTCAATCATTCCAGAAGCAGAATACCTTTGCAGTTCATTCAAAACTCTACGCCAATCTGGGAAGTGTTTCATTACCAGTTCTTGTACAACTTTAGGCTGGTATTGAACATTCTCTTGTGCAAGGATATCCTGTACACGTTTGTAAAATTCACCAGCAAGTTTTGGTTTACTAGAGTTTGGAATGTTGAATACAACACCCGAACATCTACTATGCAAAGGTTCGATAATCCTGTTCTTAAAGTTACAGGTAAGAATGAATCCACAGTTCTTGTGAAACTCCTCAATAAATCCACGCAACGCTGGTTGTGTAGATTGTGGATTGAGATAGTCTGCCTCATCAAGAATTACAAACTTGCGATTACCATCCATAGAGACAGTACTTGCAAAGTTCTTAATCTTGTTTCGCAGTACATCAATACCCGATTCTTCCGAACCGTTGATTAACATATATGTAGCACCGATTTCGTCAAGCATTGCTTTTGCAACAGTTGTCTTACCGACACCAGCTCCACCAGACAATAGTAGATTAGGAATGTGTCCATCATCTACAAACTGTTGGAAAGTCTTCTTCAAATCATCAGTAAGAACACACTCACTGATTGTACTAGGGCGGTATTTCTCCACCCATAACATCACATCATTCATTATATATTTCCTCTGGTTTAGGATGCTTCGAGAGCAATAAAGTATTCAATTGGTTTCGCAACATTATTAAAATGCGAGATACCTTTTGAAGATACTTCAACCTTATAATCACCAGAAAGAAGTTTTAGGTTTTCAACTTTGAAATAGTATGTGAAATCACTAGGTGAATTCTCACCAACCTTGATTGCAAAATCGTTTGAAGTTTCATTCTTACGATCAGTTACAGTTAGATTGATATCACCACCAGCAGTACCTTTTAGTACTACATCTGGAACACCAAGTACGGCAGATGCCTTTTGAATTTGATTAAATGTATCTTGTGTAAAAGTAAACTCTACATCCACAGAAGGCATTGTAATCTCAGTCTTTGGTGTAGTCACCACAGAAGGGTCACTAAAGAAGTAATTCAAAGAACTGCCACCACCCTCTTCATTCAATTTTACAGACTTATCTGCAAAGTCCAATGTTGGACTCTTGAATAATGAAAGTGCAGACAAGAATTCGTTCAAGTCATAGATTGCAAACTCATCATTGAATGTATCTGGAATAGTTGCCTTTGCAACAATGTTCTTCATTGCTGACATTGTATTAATAGTATTACCAGACTTCACCAGAAGGTTTTGGTTAATGGTTGAGAAGTTCTTTAGAACATCTCTCGTGTCGCCGCTTAATTGCATCATAATTTATTTCTCCATTGTATCGTGATTATGTAGAGCCATTATACCATAATGGATCACCTTTAGCAAGTCATTTCTGTTCTTGCCATCTTTTTTTCCGTACCGTTGACTATACTTGAGTATATTGCCGATACAAAAACCTTCGCCATGACCAGAATCCATAATGAATTCGGTGGCTTGAAACTTGTTGTGGGAATAGTGAGCGTCATAGGTTTTGTCTATGTACTCTTTGAGTTCGTTCAGAAGACGGTCTTCTGAATACTTGTAGTCGATTTCTTTCACATTCACATCCTATAATTTTAGTTATTACTAACTATAACATAAAAGGGCACCTCTGTCAAGAGGCGCCCAGCACTTTTATAACATTATTTAATTTCAATAGTACGAGGTTTCTTATCCTCTGGGATAACTCTTTCCATTGAAATAGACAAGATGCCATTTTCCATGTTCGCTTCTTTTACAACAACATCATCTGACAACGTGAATGCACGTTTAAATGAACGAGCAGAAATTCCTTTATGTAGATATTCTGTATCATCCATATCCATTTCGGATGTTCTCAAATCAATCGAACTAATGTTCAATCTATTTTCAGACATACGAACTTCAACATCTTTTTTAGAAAAGCCTGCAACTGCAACTTCAATAAGAAATTCAGTATCAGACTTCTTGATAATGTTGTATGGGGGATAGTTAGTTTGTTGTGTAAAGCCTGACGCTGAGGTTAGACTATCGAACATTCTATCGAAACCGATAGAATAAGTATTGATCCTAGTTGGATCGAGTGCTGCGTAATTTACCATTTTTTTCTCCTTTAATTAAGCAAGATAAATTGTGATACCCGATTATCGGCATATCACTACTATATATAAGAATTGGCAGGGGATTTTTCAACCCCCCACCAATCTTTTTTATGCCGCATCGGCATACTCAAGTGCTTTATCTAAAGCGTTGAGTTTCACTTTACGGTTACGTCCGTACCAAGCAGATTGTAATCTACCATCGTTAGAACGTCCCTGTAAGTGGTCTGTCATGTTGGTGACAGAGTTGAATGCAGTCCACCATGTACCCTGAGCAAACTCAGCGCCTGGTTGTACATTCAAATTCTCAAAAGCAAGTTTTGAGTTACGAGAAGTAAAGGGCAGAACACCTTCTACTTTCTCTTTCGCAGGCGCACCAAACACTTCGTTGAAGTATTGGATTACGTTTTCTCCAGTTGCCTTTTTAGAACCAAGAAACGCAGCCATTGATTTGTACTGTTCCATCTTCTCACGAGCAATACCCATCTGTTCTTTTACTTCAGCAGGGTCAAATGCCTTACGGTGATTTACCGTAACCATTCTATCTGCATTCTGTGATAGAGACAGTGTTAGAGTATTATTACATACCACACGAATTGGTGTCATACGAATATTAATCGCCTTACCAAACTGGTGTGGGTTAGTGAACAAGAAGTAGTTGTCAGTAACATCACCTTTGAACAATTCAAAAGACTCTTTTGTTTTTGCAAGAGCCCACACCATCTGTCCATCTTTCAATGAACCAGCAGTGTGCATCTCCATGTCACCAGACATGCAGTACTCGTGGAAAAACTCAAACGCTTCTGAGTTCTGTACTGGATTCCAACCAGTACCAACAACATCTAATACAGAGTTGTCAGAGGTACGAACAAGCGCCTCTTTGTTTTTAATAGGAACACCTGTTGCAGTAACAAGTGGTTGTTTCTCTACTGTCCAATCAAGTCCAGCAACCTTTTGGAACTGGTCTGGTGTCAACTCTCGTTCTACCAAAGTACCTAGTCCATGCCAAGGAAGTTCCCCAACATACGCCATTTGCGCTTTTCCGTCAATCATTTCAAGTTCATGTGCCATTATATATCTCTCCTAGAGGTTTGTTTTTCAATCTTACCTATACAGTATACATTGTTTTCACAACAAAGTCAAGATGTTTTTAAAACTTTTTTGACTTTTTTTCAGACTGTTTAGGTTGGTTTCTCATCATTACCTATACAGTATACCTGTTCTTAGAACAAATGTCAAGACATTTATGTAACTAAATGTGAGAAATTTTTCTCTTTCTTGAACTGAACTATACTTCTGAACTTGTCAAATAGCATATCTTGTTTGTGGGAAATAACGAACACGTTCTGGTCTGAGAACGTATCTAGGATTTTGAGGAAGTCATCTGTACCAGAGCCATCTAAAGAAGAATCAAAGATTTCATCAAGGATTAGTAGGTTGGTGTTAGTAGAGTTCTTC